TTGTCGTTTCCTAAGACGGTTTCACACGTTGTGAACCACTCCAGTAAATGCCCTAATGGACAGACGGGATTCCCACCAGACCTACCTGGCGTTCTGAACTCCACATATATCTGATCTTCCATCGAGGGTACTCCCCCAGGTGAACTAAGCCACTCGCTATAAGTGGCGCTCAAAGAGGCTTCGAAGTGGGCCGGCATAACGGCAGAGTAACCACCGATAAACAACGCATAACCTTTCGGTCTGGTGCTCACGACAGCTTTATCTACCATCTTACCCACATGTACCTCACACATGTTCTTGAGGACAACTTCAATGATGTTGATGTCGTCCTCGTTGCTCAGTCCCTGTTCCTCGACCCCAGCGTCTTTGAAACGTTGTCTCAAACGCTGAATTCTGGCTTCTCTGCTTTTACGCATGGGGACCTTCTTGGTCTTGATCTCCACATTAGCACTCTGAGCCAAAACGGCTGTGCCTTGTAGCATGATCCACGCCAAGGAGACAACACCCGCTGCTGCAGTAATCGCAACAAAAGCAGGAGCTGAAGCCTTGATCTTGGACCATATCTCGGGCAAGTTCCACGTGAAGCCTCTCAGCATGTTATCCACTTTCTTCCTGACCTTACCGCGCCAAATCTCTTTGTAATTTTGAGGGACGCTCTGGACAGGCATCTTGTCTATGGGACCCAAGACAGGAATCTCAGGTTCGGATTCATCATCAGAGGAGCTGACACAAGGTGGAGTGATGTCGTAATCAACATCGTCACCCATTTGAGGAACTAAAGCAGGAACTATCTCTGGCCCGAGGGCCAGTCTAGCATCTATCAGTCTTATCCTCTTTTCGTGTAGCCTCCTGTGTTTTCTGGCATATATGGCTTCCTGATTGCGTCTATGAGCTATCATGTTTTCTATCGCTTTCTCTACAGTGATAAGATCACCATAAGTCTCACCCGTCTGGAGATTCAATAATTGCAATCTCTGCGGGTACATAGAGCCTCCATAATCGTCTTCAGTCAATTTGGTTGGGTCCAGGCGGTTTTTGTCATCACAGTACTCTGGTCCCAAAACGACATCATAAGCGAAATGCACGCGACGATGAACAGCTTCAGGTTCGGTTATCGACTTCAAGGTATCCTTACCCCACCTCCTAGCATTAGTCGTCATCAAGACGTAATGCATGTCGAAAGGAGTGTGACCCTTGTCCTCAACCGCAGCCATGGGTGGCTCAAAATGAGCCTCGTTGACTATCTGTGTGAAAGCAGTAAGAGCAGCACCAGGATCCGTCCCGGTGTCAACTCTGGCGAGAAACTCTTCAATGACC